GTTGGTTACTCAAAGATTTTGAACCACACAATCGCGTTTCATATTCACCAGGATCCATGCACAATTTTATTAGTCCAACCGACTGTGGAGGATGCGCAGGGATATTCGAAGGAAGAAATCGCACCAATGCTGCGCGATACGCCTTGCCTGAAGGGCTTGGTGAGCGAATCGAAGGCAAAGGATGGTGCAAACACGATTTTGCAGAAGCAGTTTCCTGGTGGAACACTGAGCATGGTGGGGGCCAATAGCCCAAGAGGGTTTAGGCGTGTTAGCAGAAGAATTGTATTATTTGATGAGGTCGACGGATACCCTCTTTCTGCTGGCGCAGAAGGCGATCAGATCAAGCTTGGCATCCGAAGGAGTGAGTACTACTGGAACCGAACAATTGTTGCTGGTAGCACGCCGACAGTAAAAGACTTCAGCCGCGTAGAGCGAATGTTCTTGCAAACCGATCAACGTCGCTATTTTGTTCCTTGCCCCGATTGTAGTCATATGCAGTACCTTAAGTGGCCAAATATCAGATGGACTGATAACGACCCGAGCACAGCTGGGTATTGTTGTGAATCCTGCGGTGTGATTATCCCGCATTCTAGGAAAAGATGGATGGTAGAAAGGGGTGAATGGAGAGCAACAGCGCCCGGAAATGGCAAGCATGTTGGCTTTCACATCTGGGCGGCATATAGCTATAGCCCTAATGCGACCTGGCCAAACCTTGTCGAGGAATTTTTAGACGCCAAAAGTGATGCTGAGCAGTTAAAAACGTTTGTGAATACTGTTTTGGGCGAAACCTGGGAGGACGAATACGCATCGAAGGTTGGCGCTGATTCCCTGTTGGATCGAGCTTCAGGCGAGAAATATCAGCAATATGTACCGCCAAGCGAAGTGCTTGCCTTGACTATTGGTTGCGACGTTCAGGACGATCGGTTGTCTCTGAGTGTTTGGGGCTGGGGCCGCGAAGAGGAAGGATGGCTGATTGATCGGGTCAAGATTTACGGAAGTCCATCGCGACCGGAGGTGTGGAAGCAGTTGGACGAGATTTTGCAGAAGCCCTATGAGAATGAAGCAGGAGAGGAGATGAGGGTTCTGTGCTGCGCTATTGACTCTGGTGGCCACCACACTCAAGAGGTTTATCAGTACAGCCGAGAAAGAGCATCAATGGGCGTAATTGCCATTAAAGGTATGTCTCAGAAAGGAAAGCCGCCGCTCGGCAAGGCATCGAAGGTAGACGTTGACTTTAAGGGTAAGGCGCTAAAGAAGGGCGCACAACTGTTCCCTGTTGGCGTCGACACTGTGAAGTCTTTGCTTTTCGGGCGGTTGAAGCACAACGACCCTGGCGCCGGATATTTGCATTTCTTCCCTACGGTTGGAGTCGATTATTTCGAGGAGTTGACAGCCGAAAAGCAAATCCTGCGTTTCAGGAACGGCTTTCCCGAGCGCGTGTGGGTGAAGAAAAGCCAGGCTCCAAACGAGGCATTGGATGAAATGAACTATGCGTATGCGGCCTTGCATCGTCTTTACCAAAAAATGGACAGGAGGACTATTTGGGATCAGCTTGAGCGTCGCGAGGGTGCCAAGCCAAGGCGTCCAAAAGTTAATACCACTCCAAAGCGCAGTTTTGTTAAGCAGTGGTGAGCTGCAGCGCTAAAGTAGCGAAGAACAAAGATTGCGTTTTCTGATGGCAATCCCACCGTCCATAGCAGCAGGGGTGGACGCGGTGTGGACAGATGCCGCGACTACTGACATCTTTGGCAATGCTATCACAAATTCAAGTCATAATCTTACTTATTATTTCAGGTTAAATACTGCCGGCGAGGGCGTGACGGCGAATGGCGTTGCGTATGAGGACGGCTGGAAGGTAACAATCCCTGCGGCCACAACTTGGGAAATGGACCCCAGTACTGCTTGGTATTTCCAGGCAGTTGTCACCGCGATTTCTGGTGGTGCTGTCACTGAGTACAGCAGGGGTCAAATTGAGGTTGAAGCGTCCCTTGCTTACTCAGGGACTCCTCGCGCTTACGACGGCAGGTCTCAAGCTCAAAAAGACCTAGACGACGTTCAGGCAGCAATTCGCGCTCTAATGACTGGTGGCGCGACTCAGGAATATAGGATTGGCAATCGATTGTTGAAGCGATTTGATCTGCCTGACCTGATTGCATGGGAGGGAAGGTTGAAAGCGATTGTGGCACGCGAGAATAAAGCCAAGATCATTGCTTCTGGTCTCGGTGACCCGATGAATCTCTACATTCGCTTTAACCAAGGCTGATGGGCATCCGTACTGAAATTTTGCGTCGTTTTGGCCTCCAGCCAATTCCCAAGGCACTTCCTCCGGTGCGTCGCCGTAATTACGCGGGCGCCATTATCAGCCGTCTTACCAGTGACTGGCTGTCCACTCAATCCAGTGCTGACGCGGAGATTCGCACAAGCCTTCGTAAGTTGCGTGACCGCAGCCGCGAAATGGTGCGGAACAACCCTTACGCGAAGCAGGCGAAGAGAACAACTCAGATCAATGTGGTTGGGAGCGGGATCAAGATGCAGTCGCAGGTGACCTTCCTGCGAGGCAACCGCCGCGACGAGCGCACCAATGACCTGATCGAGCAGAAGTGGGCATCATGGTGCCGCGCGCAGCATTGTGATGTTGCAGGACGCCATAGCTTCCATGCAATGGAGTGGTTGGCTGTTGGCGCCTTGCCTGAGTCAGGAGAGGCTCTGTTCAGGATTGTGCGTCGGTCTTTCGGGGGTAGTCGAGTGCCACTGGCGCTCCAGATGCTTGAGGCTGATTACCTGGATGAGGAATACCAAGGCCAGACCTTGGCCGAGGGGAATGAATGGCGGATGGGAGTGGAGGTCAATGAATGGGGCCGCCCTGTGCGGTACGCCTTCCTCACGCGCCATCCAGGTGACTACTGGTTCCAGAATGCACCGCAAAGAAACGACAAGCATGTCTTCCTGCCTGCGGAAGATGTCATCCATTTGTTTATGCCGGAAAGGCCACAGCAACATCGTGGCGTACCCTGGTTCCACCCTGTGATGGCGGATGCTCATCAGCTTCAGGGGTATGAAGAAGCAGCGGTAATTAGGGCGCGGGCTGGCGCAAGTGTAATGGGCTTTATTACCAATCAAGAGGGTGAATTAAACGCTGATGATATTGAAAACGAACGTCGCATAAGTGAGTTTGAACCTGGGATGTTTAAGTACCTCATGCCCGGGGAAAATGTAACAGTTCCAAATATTGATTCACCAGATCAACAGTATGAGATGTTTGTGCGCAACAAGGTGCGCAGGTTTGCAAGCGGCTTTGGTTGTTCGTATGAAACGCTGAGTCGTGATTTCAGCGATACCAATTATTCGAGCAGCAGGCTGTCACTGCTTGAGGATCGTGAGCACTGGAAGGTCGTTCAGTCCTATTTGATTGAGCATTTTCATATGCGTGTATTCCGTGAGTGGCTTTCGCTGGCGGTTTTATCTGGTGAGCTGCCTTTCGATGATTATGAAGCCCGTCCAGAGCGCTACGACACACCGCGTTGGATGGCAAGAGGCTGGGACTGGGTTGATCCGCTGAAGGAAGTGAAGGCTTATCGGGAGATGGAACAGGCGGGTTACATGACCAAGGCGCAGATTGTGGCCAAGCTTGGTGGTGACTTTGATGAGAATCTGGCTGAGCTGGCCAGGGAGCAGGAGGCGGCGGAGCGGTTGGGCGTTGAGCTTGATCGTGACATCATCGAGCAACCGATGCTGGCGGCTGATGAGCCGATGCCGGCAGAAGAAGCGCCCGCACCGACTCGCAGTCGTAAGCGACCTGGGAAGTCGACCTAGGTAAAACATGAGTAATGAAATTGTGGCTTGTATGGATTCCGAACGTGATTTGACCATGGATGAAGCGCTTGAAATGGAGCGTCCTTATCCAAATGAACATGCAGCAAGGCTGAGTGATCCAAGCCAGTACGACGAATTTCGCCGTCAAAACAATGAAGGCGGCATGGGCGTTGACTTCATCTTTGGGATCAAAAAAGGTGAAGATGGCGCCGAGCTGCAGGCTATTCGTTTTCGTTTGGATGAATTTTCAGCATCGGAAGCTCGCTCATGGCTTGAGGAGCGAAATTACGAGGTAATGGAGTTCGAGGAAGCTACAGGCGGTCGCTCTAAAATGAGCGAAATTGAGGACACTGATGTGACCGAAGAACGCGCTGCTCCTGATGCCCTTAAGACTGGAGATTATGTTTCATGGAATAGCTCGGGTGGCCGGGCTCGGGGTCGCATTGAAAAGGTTGAGCGTGATGGGGTTATCCCTGTACCCGACAGTGAATTTACTGTTGAGGGGACATCGGACGATCCAGCAGCTCTGATTCGTGTTTATCGCGATGATGAGGCTACTGAGACGATGGTTGGCCATCGCTTTAGCACTTTGAGCAAAATTGAGCCAATTCGAGAAGCAGAGCTTGAAGCCCGTCGAAATGTAGAGGGTGGCAGATTTCAGCGTTCTGAGGTCACTCAATTTCGAGCGCTTGATGATCGCAGCTTTGAGTTTCCTTTTAGTTCTGAGTATCCGGTTGCCCGGTACTTTGGCAATGAGGTCTTAAGCCATGAATCTGGCTCGGCTGATCTTGGTCGGCTTAATGACGGCGCGCCTTTGCTTTTCAATCACGATCCCGATCGCGTTGTCGGCGTAGTCGAGCGTTCATGGGTGGATGAGGGCAAGAAGCGCGGTTATGTAAAAGTGCGCTTTTCTCGCAATAAATTTGCGCAAGAAGTGCTTGATGACGTGCGGGATAATATCTTGCGCGGCATCAGCTTCGGTTATTCCATCGACAGGATGGAAGAGCGAGGCGATGACTTCGTGGCAACCCGTTGGTCGCCTTACGAGGTAAGTGTGGTCTCTATACCTGCTGATCCTACTATTGGAATTGGCAGGTCTCTTACTGAAGAGATCGATGTTCAAGCGGCCCCAGCCGCATCACCAACACCTGAACCCGAAATGGAAAACACTCCAGATCTGGAGGTGATCCGGTCCGAGGCCGTCGAGGCCGAGCGTACCCGTATCGCCGCCATTACTGCACTGGGCGACAAGCACCAGATGCAGGATTTGGCTCGCGAGCTGATCAGTGGTGGTCGCACCATTGATGAGGCCCGTGCAGCCGTACTTGAAAAAATCGGCTCTCAACCTGTGGAACAAGTCATTCGTTCTGCTGACATCACCTCTAACGATGTTGGCCTCTCCGACAAGGAGACCCGCTCTTTTAGCTTCGCCAAGGCCCTGCATTACCTGGCCAACCCCGGTGATGCTTCCGCAAAGCGTGCTGCTGAATTCGAGATCGAAGTCGGCAAGGCTGCTGCCCAGCGCTACGAGCGTGCTTCCAATGGAATCGTGATTCCTAACGAGGTGCTGCGTCGTGACCTCGTTGTTGGCACCCCCACTGCAGGTGGCAACCTCGTTGAGGATCAGCTGCTTGTCGGTAGCTTCATCGATCTGCTGCGCAACCGTCTGGCACTGGCCCAGGCTGGCGTGACCATGCTGAGCGGCCTGCAGGGCAACATCAGCATCCCCCGCCAGACTTCTGCTGCTACCGCTTACTGGGTTGGCGAGAACGCTTCTCCCACCGAGAGCCAGCAGGCAATCGATCAGGTCAACA